ATCATCATCATCATCATCATCTTCGCCACTAACATCATCTTCGACACTAACATCATCTTCGTCACTAACATCATCGCGATCTAATGGCCTATTATTGGTATCATCTAACACATATTCATCTAATAAAGGATTCGGGTAAATAATATTTAAACCTTCGAGAGGTCTTTGTAATAGGGTATAACCGAAAGTTTCCATATTTTTCAATATAAAATCAGATTTACTATCATGTTGTTTTTTTTCATATAACTTCTGTATTTTTGATAATATATAGTGATAGCCTTTTTGTTGATAATCACCCAACGTGGTCAAATACAGGGAAATATGTTGAAGAGGTTGCAAAATGGCTTGACCATTAAGTTGATATACTGGTTTATTACCATCATTAAAAGTGTTTTCTGGGGAAAATATGGTAGGCCATATACGAAAAGGGAAGGTATATGGGTTTTCACCACGTACAAAAGAAATATAGCCGGTTGCTTTTCTAATTAATAATTCTTTACCTATTTCTTCACCATTTTCATTTGTTTTGAATGCTCCGTCGCTAGTAAAAATTTCTTTTTCTTTAATTTCTGCTCTATTATCATTTATATTCATTAAATTTAATAACCAAACAATCTCTTTGTAGCTATTATATAATGGAGTCGCTGATAGTAAGAGTAAGCGTACATTAGGAACTATTTTAACTAATTTCATTAATTCTGTAGCTACTCTTTTATGTGCATTATCATCAGTAACGCGAATATTATGAACTTCGTCGATGATGATTAATCTATTTAAAAAAAACTTTTTAAGATTATATTCACGTATCGTTTTTTGCCGTTTTTTATCAATACTTGGGTCTATGTTAGATTTTTTTGATATATAATTAGCAAATTGTATATAACCCATAAAAACATACGAGGTGTTAATGATGCGTTTAATTTGTTTAATGACATTTTCTTTAGAAAGTCCTTTCATATTCATGGGGTTAATTTCTTTTAAATATTTGTTTCCCGTGCAAGAACGTAAATTCCATAAACCATCTATTAGTTTTAGTTTTCGTTCATCAAATAATTGTGATTTAAAGTTTTCTTGCACATTTGGGGACGCAACTATAATAGTTCTCTGTGAACTACCAATTTGTTTTAAATAATCCCGCATCTCTTCAGCTACACCAATAGCCGAGCAAGTTTTACCAGAACCTAAACCATGATATAAAAGTAAACTATTATAGGGTGTTTGAAAAGATAAAAAATTTCTTACAAAATTTTGATGAGGCGCTAATTCAAAATCACTATTACATAATTTTTCTGCTTCTTCTAAGATAGGTTTAATGTCGCCTTCATATTTTGTTTCATGAAATTCTTTTTTTTCCGCTATTTTAATATTAAAGTCTATATCATCTAGGTTAGGATATAAATAGGTAAAATTTTTTTTGGCATTTAATATAGCCCGGTTAATTTTTTCTTTATTAAATTCAAATTCTAGCGTTTTTTTTGTTATTTCGGTGGGTTTTCCCGAGTTAATTTTTATTAATTCTTCTTTTAATTTTTCTATGCGTTTATCATCGCTGTCATTCTCTTCTTCGGTGCTACTATCGTCTTGGTGTTCCTCGTCTTGGTGTTCCTCGTCTTGGTGTTCCTTGTCTTGGTGTTCCTCGTCTTCGCTGCTACTATCGTCTTCGCTGCTACTATCGTCTTTGTGTTCCTCATCTACGCGATCCTCGTCTACGCGATCCTCTTCTACGCGATCCTCGTCTACGCGATCCTCGTCTACGCGATCCTCGTCTACGCGATCCTCTTCTACGCGATCCTCATCTACGCGATCCTCGTCACCAGTATCAGTATCTATCAAATCATCGAGCATTTTGTCTGCTGGTTTTTGAGTAATGCTTTCATCCCTCGAAGATTTTTCGTCTCCAATTGAGAGTGAAAGTTCATCACCCACTTTTAATAGATCATCATCTAGTTTTCCGTCAGATGATTCTTTCTGGGGGCTAGCTACTACAGGAGATTCTTTTGGTTCACATTTATTTGTTAATTTATTACGAATAGTTCCGTTCTTGCATTTTTTTAATGAAATTTTTAATTTTTTTTTTCTATCTTTGGTGTTTTTTTTTGTTCTACAAAAGGAACGTTTTTTTCCTTCCGCCCATAAACAATTTTCTGTTTCTTGACAAATATCGGCTGATTTTATAGCAGAACATTGTTTAAGATTAGTATCTCCACTATACATAATATATATATATTTGACTATATTTTATGTATATAAACTATCAGAATTTAATAATTTATGTATTCGCCTCAAGACATTAATTTTTTCTACATTATAAGGACGAATTATATTTATTGCTTCGGAAAATGTCTTCCATTCTATTTTACTTACTTCAGTTTTTTGAAATGGTGTGGATGGTTTAATATCATTTGGAATATTTGCAATGTAATAACAATGTTTATACGACTTGTAATTTGAGCCAGTAAAAATTTCTTCAAACGGAACAATATTTTGCACGATATCAATCGTATTTTTGGCATACCCTGTTTCTTCTTGAAATTCACGCAAAGCACAATTAATATCTTTTTCTTGATAATTTCTTCGTCCTTTTGCAAACCCCCACTCCGGTTCAATCCACGACGTTGTAGATTCCTCAACTAAGGTTTGTAAATTGTATGTTCGAATGCCGCTTGTAATACATTTTTTTAATAATAAAAATTTTTCACGTGAGGATTTTTCTTCGATACGATATTGAATTCCTACATTATCTCCCCATAACTCTTCCCATAATTTGTTAAAATCATTGTTCAAAATTTTATGCTTTTCTTGAATGGTCATTTCATCTATAATATTTCGTAAATACTTATAATTATAAATAGGATATTTACCGCGCATAAAATCGACATATCCTAAAGTATCTTTTCGTCGAATCATTAAATATTCTATATTGGTCTCTGATTTTTTAAAAGGTATAATACCAATACTAGTAATTGGAAATCTACACTGATGAAAAGCATGACCCGTTTTACCACAATTATTACAAAAATTATAGGAGCTATTCATATTCGTTAAATAAATATATAATATGTTATTTATACCATCTTTTAATATAATTAATTATAATGATACTACAACCAAATATATGGGGACCACATTATTGGTTTACCTTACATACTATTGCTTTATGTTATCCACGTCAGCCAAATGAAATAACAAAAAAAAAATATTATGATTTCATACAAAATTTTCCGCTATTTATACCAATAGAAGAGATAGGCAACACCTTTAGTAAAATGTTAGACAAATATCCAGTATCTCCTTATTTAGATTCTAGAGAATCGTTTATGCGATGGATGCATTTTATTCATAATAAAATGAATGAAAGCTTAAATAAACCCGTTATTACTATGGAAGAAGCTATAAGCTTATATTATAATAATTATAAACCCAAAGTTGTGATAAATACAGAGCAATATAAACGGCGCGAGAAAATAGCATTTGCAATTACACTAGCGATGATTATTGCTTTGGGTATATATTTTTATAAAGAGTAAATATATATTGTAAATAATGGGTATCGCCAAAAAACAAAGAAAAACACATAAAATGCGCGCAACGCGGAAAACGCGGAAAACGCGGAAAACAAGCGACATTAACAAATATATATCCATGCGTAAAAAACTTATTAACGATGATTTAAAACAAAAATTTGAACATCATGAAAAGGGCGGTAAACCAATTGCCTCGGGTGGTTTTGGCTGTGTATTTGAACCACCTATTAAATGCAAAAATAAAAGAATAGAAAAAAATAGTGTCTCAAAATTAATGTTAAGTCGACATGCAAATAGTGAAATGCGTATAATAGAGAGGGTGAAAAAGGTGCTGGTAAAAATACCCTATTATGGTGATTATTTTATAGTTAAAGATACGTTTTTGTGTAATATAGTACCCTTAACAAAAAAAGATAAGGAAGGATTTAATAGAAAGTGCAATTCCTTAGTGAAAAAAAATATTACAGCGAAAAATATAAATTCAAACTTAAATAAGATTAAAGCTATAACTATGTACAATGGTGGTATTGATATAGACAAATATTGGAAAAAATGGAATAATTTACCCGATTCTAAAAAAAAAAGAAAACTATTTGGTATAACAAATATAAGTTTAATACAATTATTAAGCAGAGCAATACAGATAATGAATAAACTAGGACTTTATCATTTAGACATTAAAGGCGGGAACATTATGCATTCTATTAATAATCGAAATATATATGATGTTACGAATATCAAAACCCGTTTAATAGATTGGGGGTTATCCATGACTTATACACACACACACATACCTTTCGAGATAATGGATAGACCCTTTCAATATAATTTACCATTTTCTAGTATTATATTTCAAACAAAAATTCAAACTGAATTAGATAATTATATTAAAAAAATAAACGTTAAAAAAAATGTACTAGGTGATAACAATAACAGAAATTTAATGATAGATACTTTGGCGGTTAAGATATACGATATGTCTATATATAATGACGGCGAAGGGCATATATCATATATAACGTTTATGATCGATAAAATATACAAACCATTGTATAATAATAATATAACTATAGCAAAAAAAATAATATGTGATTATATTGCGGCAATATTACAGGAGTATATGAATAATAATTATAAACTAGATTTAGAAAAATATTTTAAAGACGTTTTTTTACATAATGTGGATATATGGGGTTTTATCGTTAGTTATTTTAATTTACTGACATTAGAAAACCTCCAGCAAGACAAGTTTCAGACGATCATCGCTGATATCATAATAGAGTATTTATATTCGACAAAATATGCGACAAACAAAATTCCCATTAAAGAGTTGATCAATAGATTATTACAATTAAATACTTATTTAGGCGAACCATTTCGCTATAAAGAATTGGCGTATAATAATATTAAAATAATGTAATAATGAAATAATGAAATGATAAAAGTATTATCATTGTAGTGAAATTATTTTATTTTTACATAGAAAATATTTTAACATAACAGATATTTTTACATACAAAAAAATATACTAGAATAAATTAATATAATTCTAGTATATTATGAAATATGGACTAATAATATTTATTATAACTTCATTTTTGATAGCTAACACATATACTGATGGCAAATACGTGCAGCTATTAAAGTCGTGGAAAAAGTATTACCAAATGGCAGGGATAGCCTTCGTCGGTATATCCGCCTATGCGTATATTAAGAAGTTCCCCGATAAATCACACAGCTTTATTCAGAATGCCAATGGGCTTATAAAACATTTACCAATAGACAAAGACGCGGGTGATTTATTAACACCGATGTTGAATTTAACGAACCAAGGAATTTTTCCTCAAGGTCAAACCCAACCATGTCAACAAAATTTAGACTATAGAGATACATATCAACAGATATCACCACAGCAAAAAAGAATGATGGCCTCTGGCAAAAATAATACGAAGCGCAGTGTTAGTGAAACAAAGAAAAAATATGTAGCATCGATACAAGACTGGAAGTGTGGAAAATGCAAACAAAAATTACCAGCATGGTTTGAGGTAGATCATAAGGTTAGACTCGACATGGGAGGGTCCAATCATATTGATAATTTAGTGGCTTTATGTCGAAATTGTCATGGAGAGAAAACAGCATATGAAAATTTTTAAAGAATTAAGATTAGGTAATTATAACATTATAATACATACATGAGCGATTTTTTATTTATGCCAAATGAATTTGGTTCAAAAATGTTATTTGGTGAAGCAAAAAGATTGCATGAGCACACTGATGAAATGAAAAAAACATTAACACTGACTATAATCACAATAATTATATATTATATAGTTATACGATTAGCAAAATATCTTGATCGAGAATACTATATATATACCACAATTATACCAGTTATTTTAATTTGGGGGTTTATTAATTACATAGACCCCTATCATGTAGTATCAAATTATCCGAAAGTTTCCTTAATAGTTAATTTTATGATGTGTTTTTCTATAATTTTATTAATTTCATTAAAAATTCAGTTTTTTCAAAAAGGTAGTAATATGGATGTTGCGGCAATTAAACGCTTAATATATAAATTATATGTTTCCATAGGCGTGTTAATATTTATATTTGTTCTTATCTTAGCTATTCTAACCTTTTTCTCTAAAATGCCTGGATTAGCTAAAACATTTGAGTACATTATGCTTTTCTTACTGGTAGTTGGTGGCGGCAGTATAGCTTATTTGTATTTCAAGAAAAAACAAAATGATAAAAGTAATAAAGCATATAATGAACTTACCTTTTTTGAGAAAATTGTCTATTATTTACCTTGTTTGTTAATTCAATTTATAGACTTTGTGAAGGAACAATATAAAATTACGACCAACACTGTTTGGATTTTATTAGCTTTAGAAATAGTATTCATTAGTTTATACTTTTTAATTCCGATGGTATATAAGTATTTAACATCACGCGGTGCTGTTTTTTTATTAAATGACCCAATATATTTAAATAACAAGAAAACTTTAGGGACATTTGAAAATTTGAAACCATCCTCAAATATGAAAGGTAAATATAAATATGAGTATGCTATATCGGGGTGGTTTTACATCAACCCGCAACCACCCTCTACACATTCAGCCTATACCAAGTATACTACATTGTTTAATTATGCAAAAAAACCAATCATACAATATAATGGTTTGCAAAATAAAATTAGAATTCAAACAGACGTCGGGAAAAATAAACTAAAAACATTATACGTATCAGATAAAATTGTATACCAGAAATGGAACAATTTTGTCATTAATTATGATGGTGCAAATATGGATTTGTTTATGAATGGTGAACTGATTGGTACAATACAAAATGTTGCTCCTTATATGCATCAAGATTGGGTTTACTCTGGTACAGATAATGGCATTCATGGTGGTATATGTAATGTAAAATATTACCATAAAATATTAAGCTATAGTACAATAAAGAATACATATAATATATTAAAAACGTATAATACACCATTATTTTAGATAATTTCTTATAATATTATATATAATGAATACTCTGCAAACAGTATTAACAGCTTTTGTAATACTCTTACTAATTTATTATTTAATTAAGTGGTTTTCGACAACCTCTATAAAACTTTCCAAAACAGAGAAAGGGACTACTACTACCACTATTCCCGCCAATAAATTAAAAAACAATAATGTTGGCAATTTCACCTACTCTATTTGGTATTATATTGATGACTGGAATACGCAATATGGCGAGAAAAAGACTTTATTTAAAGTAGATAATAAAGAAACGAATAAACCTTCCTTACAAGTTGATTTTGGTGAAACAGAGAATAATATAAATATCACGATTAAATGTTATGGTGACAAGAAAAAAGACTTAACCAAAACCTGTAGTGTTTCCAATTTCCCATTACAAAAATGGGTCAATTTAATTATTAGTGTCTATGGACGAACATTAGATGTATATTTAGACGGAAAATTAACGCATACTTGTGTATTACCAGGCCCAGCAAATATGCAAAAAATGTCAAATGTGAAAATTACACCATCCAATCGTGGTTTCGATGGCTATACCTCTGATTTAACATATTATTCTTCTTCCAGTAATCCACAGGAAGCTTATAATATATATAAAACTGGTTTTGGTGGTGATACATTATCTGGCTTAATTAATAAATATAAACTTAAGATTAGTTTCTTAGAAAATAATGAAGAAAAATGGCATTTGGATATATAATATATTATTCATATCTAAATTATCTTATATATATATAGATATGAGTTCCGAATTTGATAGAATAGGAAATGCTGCAAGTGATGAGCTTAACAAATTTTCCTCAAACAAATATATTGAGGGAGGGCGTGAATTTTTAAATTCAAATAGCTTAATATCCAAATTTGCTTTTTTGTTATTAGTGCTGATAATCTTTGTTATATTATTACGTTTAGGCGCAACATTAATGGCTTGGATTATGGAGCCAAGTTCAGATCCTATATTGATTGACGGCACACATGATGCCAGTGTGGGTATGACAATTGAACAAAACCCCAATGTAGATAATAGTATACCAATTTTGCGGTCGGTCAACGATCAAACTGGTTTAGAGTTTACTTGGTCAACTTGGTTATTTATTAAAGGAGATAATTTTAAAAAATCGGCGGAGGCAGCACAAGTAGAGGGTGAGAAAGATAATTACAAACATATTTTTCATAAAGGTAATTATAATTTTGATTTAAAAAGTGGCTTAAATATTCCAAATAATGCCCCCGGATTATATTTATCGTCGTCTGAGAATAGTATTTTAGTGTTAATGAATACGCATGATAATCCAACCACGGCGAAAGATGGCTATATACCCGAGTCAATTACTATTAAAGATATACCATTGGAAAAATGGGTTAATGTTGTGATTCGCATTAGTAATCAAAAGCAATTGGATGTATATATTAATGGTACACTCGTTAAACGTGAAATACTAAAAAGTGTCCCGCGGCAAAATTATGGTGATGTTTACGTAACTAGAAATGGTGGATATAAAGGATATATATCGTCCTTGCGATACTTTAATAGAGCTATCGGAACAAATAATATACAAGATATTGTTGATGCTGGACCTAATTTGAAAATGCTAGAAAAGAGTGCTTCATTTGAATCGCTCCCATATTATTTATCTACAAGATGGTTCTTTAGCGGCATTACCGATATGTATAACCCCTAATATTAATTATATTAATTATATTAATTATCATAATTAATAGTAATGGAAACAACCTATTTTATAACACAACCAACTGATGCTTCTGGTATACTACCCACCTCAACATTAGGATATTATTGTAAATCCACTGACTTTGATATAAGTTGTACCGAATATACACCGATGTATGTTAGTAAAATAACAAAAAAATATGCTATTGCCAAAGATAATTCGCATAATACATGGGCCTTAATTGATAATAGTTGCAATTTAGTGGCGACCACAGATTCGTCTGGTATACATATAACAAGTTATAGTTGGCACTTACCTACACCTGTCAGTAATATTTATCTTGGAAAGATAGTTATAGATAAAGTAAAAAAAAATACAAATAGAATTTCGGGTAGATTTGTACCATTATGTACTCGATGTCCTTCAATAGATTCTCCGTGCCATGATTTTACATATAGTGATTTAGCAGAACGACGAAAAGCTGAAATACTAAAATACCAGAATAATTTTACGACAAATAAAGGTAATTATTCTCAAAAAGTAAAAAAAAAAACAGGTAAATTTGCCATGCAAACAGAAACTCTTACAAATTTTAATTTATTAAACTTACCGGTTCAAAATAATATTTTGATATATAACGTCAATACATCTTCTATATTAAGCGATGAAGACGAAGAAGGACCAGATGAAGGTGCAGATGAAGGTGCAGATGATGGTTTGGGTGAAGGTGAGTATAGAATTACTAAAAAAGAGTTGCTGTGCAATTGTTCTAACATGAGATTTGGAAGATGTAATTTTTTGCTTTGCTTGAATCCAAAAATACCATATACTAAAAAATAAATAGAACTAAATAGCATTAAAATTATCACTGAGCGATGTTTTATTCTTGCAATTGTTTTATTTAAAATTGATAATCATAATCATAATTTAATAAATTATTATTATGACGCAAGCGTATTACATAATTTATAATAAAAATATAGCGGTTGTTTTGAGTAATATTAAAAGACTACAAGAGGGCATGCATAAATTAATAAACATACTTTGCGAATGGATAATATTTTGTATTTGGTGGATTTTTGTAAGTGTTATCATTATGTCGCTAAGTCTCAAATACCTATTTAGTAATATTCCTATTATGAACGATATTCTGAATACGGCATATCTGTGTATTATTAAACTAATAAGTTCGACATTAGAAAACATGAAAAAAATGTATCCAGAGCATAGTAGACGTAAAATTATACATGATAAAACGACGGGTCAACCTTATCTCGAACGTTATTATTTACTAATTAAGGATCGTGTAGATTTTCCCTTTAATGTATTTCTACATAAATTTATCAATGGCGATAATGATGAAATTCATGATCATCCCTGGAATTTCTTTCACATTATTTTGTCGGGGGGTTATTGGGAATATATTACAATAAATGAAGACGGAGAAACGCTAGATCAAGGAATCAAAAAAGTCTGGCGGGAACCAGGATATTATAATTTCGCTTCTCATAATTACAAACATAAAATTGTATTAGGAGATGTTCGACCATTAACATTGTTTATCCCCTTTAAAAAAACTCATCATTGGGGATTTTGGGTTCCATTATTATGGAGTAGTGGACATAAATGTAGGGAAGGTTCCATAAAAAATGAGGAAAATATGAAATCTTCCAATTGGAAAAAAATAAAATATGAGGATTATTTTAAACAAAAAATGGATGCTGCTTAATTTAAAAAATTATGCAGTAATGTTTCTTTCGATTCGTTTTTAACATCACCTGTTAGTACAGCATTTTCGTACATACTGCGTAATACATCAGGAGGTGCATCACTACCGGCTTTCAGTAAATTGCGTTTTCGCAAATAGTTTTTAACATCTATTATAGATTTTTTTTTCAGTTTCTCACACTCTGAGTTTATTTTTTTGCGGGTATTACTATTTTTGATTAAAATAGAAATGGCCTTTTTTGTTTTATCTTTGCCTAATTTGTATCTGGTTGTTTTTATTTGCCGTTGGTATCGTTGACTATGTGTAGAGTCAACACTATTGGTATTTTGTGTTGAAGTATGGGTTGAAGTATGGGTTGAAGTATGGGTTGAAGTATTTGATGCGGGTTCTTTTGTTTTTTGAAAATCGGTTTTAATTTGGTGAAGGGTTCGTTCGCGTTCGTTTAATTCTTCGTGATGCCGAGTGTCGAGGTGATTGTTTTGAGTTTTGCGTTTCCACTCACGATATGTCGGTTTTGACCCATTTTTTAAGCAACTATATTTTGGTTCGTTATTTTTGAGAGTAGTGTTAGCTGTTGGTATTTTCAAAGAAGAATTCTCGATCATTTCTTTCGGTAAGTCGGTTTCAATTTGTAGTGCCGAAGTATTAGATAATTCTAAATTGTTTGTATTTGTTTTTTTGTCAGAGTTATTTTTTTTTGTTTTATTTTTTGCTTTTTTTTTTTCATTCGATAAATTTTGGAGAAAATGCAACGATTTGTTAAATTCATTTGAAAAACTAGAGTCTTCATCGGTATTTTTGTCTTTATCTTCCGGAACATTTATTTGTTCTTCGGTTTTTTTCTGAAAATCTTTTATTTTATTTAATAATTTTTTTCGCATTGCACCGGAGTTAGCAGTTTTTGTATTTTTTAAGGTTTGCTGTTTTTGCTGTTTTTGCTGTTTTTTGTTTTTATTTGAGATAGACATATACTTGGGATTAATTTGGATCATTTTTTTTGACATTTATATTATAGATAAAAAAATATTATTTAAATTAAACATACGCATATTAAATGAATCATACGTATAGTACATGAATCATAGGTATAGTACATGATTTATAGGCCTGTTTCACACATTATCTGCTAAATTCTTTCGGATATTCTTAAAGTATTTGAGTAAATATCGTTATTTAAAAATAATAAACTATACTTTATTTGCTGACATATAATATTTCGTACATATTTAAAGATAAATTGAAATAAATATTAACGTTAATGTTAAACAACAAAAACATGGCTCATACAAAAGATGACCATAAACTAGATTATAATAAGTATGTGGATGAACCATGGAGTATCATAAACTCCTATTTCGAAGGTAAACATCTTCAACAGCTGGTACGACATCAGGTGGAATCGTATAATGATTTTATAAATCTGCAAATACCGAGAACAATTAGTATGTTTAATAATGTTAATATTCATTCAGAGCAAGATTATGATGAAAAACATAAAAAACATAAATTAGATATGGAAATAACCTTTGAAAACTTTAGTATTCATCGTCCACAGATACATGAAAATAATGGTGCGACAAAATTGATGTTTCCAAATGAGGCGCGTCTCAGAAATTTTACTTATTCGGCGACAATGACGATAGACATTAAGATTAAATATATTGTGCGTAGTGGAAGTGAACTAGAAATAGAACATACATTTTACAATACACTCCCTAAAATTCATATCGGTAAATTGCCCATTATGCTTAAATCTTCTATCTGTGTTTTAGAACAATATAAACATATCCCTTTTCATTCAAGCGGGGAGTGTTCTATGGATGTTGGTGGGTATTTTATTATTAATGGATCAGAAAAAACATGCCTTGCACAAGAAAGGGCTGCTGAAAATCGCGTACAATGCTTTAATACTACAAAAAACAATAGTAAATGGTCGTGGCATTCTGAAATTAAATCCATTCCAGATACCAAATGTATTTCCCCGAAACAAATTATGATGTATATTGCGTCAAAGTCGAATTGTTTTGGAAATGGATTATTTATACAAATTCCTCGTATTAAAAATCCGATTCCGTTATTTGTAGTATTTAGAGCACTAGGTGTGGTGACCGATAAAGATATTTGCCAGCATATTATTTTGGATTTGAATAATGATAAAACGAAAGATATGCTATTTGAGCTTCGTGGTTCTATTGATGATGCACAGGGCTATTTAACGCAGGAAGATGCGCGTCAGATGATAGTGAATCACGTTATGTTTACGCCATTGAATATGGATAAAGAAACAGGTGATAGGAAAAAATATGAATTTACTTTAAATGTCCTTAAAACAGATTTATTTCCACATTGTAAAAACGCTGAGCAACAAGTTTATTTTCTAGGATATATGGCGAATAAGCTATTGTCGTGTAAATTAGGTTGGGCAAAAGCGAATAATCGTGATTCTTATATGAATAAACGTCTTGACCTTACGGGTGTGCTCCTTAACAATTTATTTCGAAACTATTTTAACAAAGTTGTCAAGGATATGCAAAAACAAATTGTGCGCGAAATTAATTATGGGTCATGGCGTTCAAAGGAAGAGTATTTAAACATTGTGAATATGACTAATATTTATAAAATAATAAAACCCACGACCATCGAAAATGGTCTCAAACGAGCTTTGTCAACTGGAGATTTTGCAATTCTTCATTCTAATAGTCAAAAAGCGGGTGTAGCACAAGTAGTTAATCGACTAACATATTTGTCGGCTGTTTGCCACATGCGGCGTGTAAATACTCCTGTTGATAAAAGTGGTAAACTAATTGAGCCGCGTAAACTTTCGCCCTCATCATGGGGATATGTTTGTCCAGCTGAAACGCCGGAAGGTGCGGCGGTGGGTGTTGTTAAAAATCTGAGTTATATGTGTCATGTTACTATTCCGTGTGATAGTCAGGCACTATATGATTTTGTTAATCCACACATTCAGACCTTTTCAGAAATTACACCACAGCAATTGTATGAAGGTATTAAAGTATTTGTGAATGGAACATGGTTGGGGAATGCCAAAAATCCTCTTGAGTTGTATTATGATTTAAAAAAAAAAAAATACCAAGGTATCATCAATATTTATACCTCTATTATCTTTGATATTCAAAATAAAGAAATTCGTGTCTGCAACGATGGAGGCCGTTTGACCCGCCCAGTGCTGCGGGTGGTAGATTCAAATTTGTTGATCACTAAAAAACATATTGACTTGCTGAATGCTAAAAAACTCTCCTGGGACGATTTGTTGACCTCGCGTTGTATGGAGGAGGCTGTGATTGAATATATTGATGCTGATGAACAAAATGCGAGTATGATTGCGATGAAACCCAAAAATCTCATCAAAAGCATTAACGACAAATTTATATATCGTTATACACATTGCGAGATTCATCCCAGCACGATATTTGGAATTCTGGCATCATGTATTCCATTCCCAGAGCATAATCAATCACCCAGAAACACTTATCAATGTGCTATGGGTAAACAAGCTATGGGTATGTATGCTACGAATTTCGATACCAGAATGGATAAAACGGCTTATATTTTGAGTTATCCTTCGCGACCTTTAGTAGATACTCGTTTGATGAATATGATTAATTTAAATAAAACGCCGTCGGGGTGTCAAGTTATTGTGGCCATTATGACCCATACTGGTTATAATCAGGAAGATTCGGTATTGGTAAATAAAGATTCTTTGGATCGCGGCTTATTTCAGGCGAGTATTTATCATACAGAAAAAGATGAAGATAAAAAAATACAAGGTGATGAAGAGATTCGCGGTCGACCAGATCCGTCCAAAACAAGTGGCATGAAATTTGGCAATTATGATAAAATTAACAAAGATGGTGTAGTCGACGAAGATACCTTTTTGGAAAATCGTGATATTATCATTTCAAAAGTTTTGCCGATTAAAGAAGCACGCGGTGATCATACGCAAATTACAAAATACCGGGATCAAAGCAGAATGTTTAGAACAGGAGAGGATGCTTATATTGATAAAAATTTCATTGGTAGGAATGGAGATGGATATCCTTGTTGTAAAGTAAGAATTAGAAACATTAGGAAACCCGTTATTGGCGACAAATTTAGTAGTCGTCATGGACAGAAAGGTACTATTGGTAATATTATTCCTGGTTGTGATATGCCGTTCACGGAAAACGGCGTACGACCGGATATTATTATTAATCCTCATGCTATTCCCTCGAGAATGACTATAGCACAGCTAAAAGAAACTATATTGGGTAAAATCCTTGTAGAACTTGGTTTGTTTGGTGATGGCACGAGTTTTGGTGATTTTGATATTAAAGATATTTGTACAAAATTAACCGATGTAGGCTATCATTCATCGGGTAATGAACTAATGTATAATGGACTAACAGGCGAGCAAATTGAATCAAATATATTTATTGGTCCAGTCTTTTATCAAAGATTAAAGCACATGGTGGAAGACAAACGCCATAGTCGCAGTATTGGACCCATGGTAAATCTGACGCGACAACCAGCGGAGGGCAGGTCGCGTGATGGTGGTTTGCGATATGGTGAAATGGAGAGGGATTGTATGTGCTCGCATGGTGCGGCGCGCTTCAACAAAGGTCGTATTTATGATGCTTCAGATTCATTTAGTGTGCATGTTTGTAAAAAATGTGGCATGATTGCCGCCTACAATGATAAAACGCATATTCATCATTGTAAAACGTGTGATAATAGAACCGACTTTAATTATGTGGAGCTACCATATTCGTGCAAATTGATGTTTCAAGAGTTGCTCACGATGAATATTGCACCAAGGATTATTACATAACGACTTCTTGTTATATAAAATTAAGATTAAGATTAAAACTAAAAGTAAAACTAAAAAGTTATGCTAAATATATTTTTTATTTGTTATATATATAATGCCGACGCCTAATTCAATACCTAGTAGTTTAGGAGGTGGGATACCAGGAGGGCAACCCAAAGGTGGTTTAATTGGTGGTGGTGGTGGTACACATGGAGGTTCTGGTATGGTAGGAAGCAGTGTGCGGGGACAAAATAGAAAAAGATTGCGCATCGGTTGGGGTAGATTTGGTGTAGATCATAATGGGTCTATTACACCTTTTCGCCAAGCCTTTAACGCTGGTGATAAAGATGGTTATTTAAATAAAAGGGCAATTAGCGGTGAAGCTAATCATTTGAATGGACCTGGACCAGCGAATGTTAGACGTATATTTAATCGTGCTGGAGGTACAAAAAATGGTGGTGATGCCACTTATGCCGGAAATCCAAAACACGTGTACGATGGTGCCGATTATGTGAGATTCAAAAAATTAGCCGCGATAAATGCAACCTATAATGATAAAAGCTTTGGAGGTGATGATCACAATGCAACATTCACCTCTTTAATGGGTAGACATTAAATCATAAAATAATATGTAAAATATATTATTTTAGTACTTTATATATTATGGGAGGAGGAGGAAAAAAAATTTCACAAGCAGCAGCAGCAGAAGCGGCAGCAGCAGCAGAAGCGGCAGCAGCAGCAGAAGCAGCAGCAGCAGCAGAAGCAGCAGCAGCAGCAGAAGCGGCAGCAGCAGCAGAAGCGGCAGCAGCAGCAGCAGCAGCAGCTGCAAAAGTTGCGGCACGCATCAGATCGATGCCGAAAAAACCAGATACCATGACACAAGGTAATCCTTTTTCACTAGGAAGAAAATCATTTTCACTCGCCTTTGCTAGAGAGAAAAGAGTGTCAGAAATATATAAAAATAATATAAGACTTAAACCCTATCATATGGGTAAAGGAATTCCTTTATCTTCATCACAATATGTAACTAAACGAAAAGCATTAGCCTTAGGGAAAAGTTCTATACCCGCACAAAATGTAGAGCTAAATAATTATAGTAAAGATAAGACGTCCAGAAATAGTGCATTATCTAGAGTACGAGGTGGAGGGTCAGTAGCGCCCAAGAAAAAAGGGGCGGCATAATTTATTTGTTTAACACGCGCAATAAGATGTATAACATTAACAAACCAATACTGGAATAGTATAGTTTAATGATGGGGTCTTGTGGCATATCATATATGCTACCCTCTAAATCATGCTTGTTTCTAAAACCAGCTTTTTCTAATCTTTTTTTTTCCTTCCGTTTTTTTTCAAGAGCAGCTCTTTTTTTTTCTAATTTTGCTCTAGCTAAATTACATTTAGACAAATCAATTTTCTCTTTTGGACCTGATTTTATATTTGCCAAAGCAGCATCAAGAGCTTTATCTTGCTTATCTAAGAGAGCACTTTCTTCTTCGATTTTACTGCAATCTACACCACAACCTTGATCTTCACCAGGTAAACATGCTCCGTTAATACAAAATTCAGCAGGTATTTCTTTAATATCGTCGCACACCAAATATCCTTCTTGGGTACTTTCTTTGCACTCATCAACTGCACCTTGTGTGGTATGAATTTTTACATAACGACACTGATTTTTATCGGATCCCGAAGCTATATTTGGGATTTGTTTAAATATATTAATTAAAATATCTTTCATACAGGGGACAATACCTTTGTTACATTTATTATTAATCAATTGCGATCTTTCTTGAACATTACCATATTTATCTAAGCATTTAATTGTGGATTTCATCATATAAAAATCACCAAATTCACCCGAACAAGCTTTTAAACATTCGGTATCGTCAGGGCCACAACCTTTTTCTAAACATTGTTGAAATGCAGTCATTCTTTTGCCATTTTCTTTAACAGTGCCTTCTGATTTACCAGCCTTACCGGCTTCGCCAACTCTATAACATTTCTTACTTCTTTCTAGAGACATTATATATATAATGTTTATTAAATTTAATATAGACTACCCACAAAATTAAGTGATTACACTAGTTATTTTGTTTTTCCTTTAGTGGCTGCTTGTTTTGCATTATCACTTTTTCTTGTTTTTCCATTGCTTATTGCATTAGCGGCTTCTTTTGTTGCATCATTATATAGTTTTAAATATTCTTTGCTTGCAAAATAATCTACCCTTGCTTTAATATCATTTGCTTTTTTTTGCACTTCAGATTTTTTTATATCAATATCTTTTTTTTGTTTATTCGACAAATTCTCAATATAAGTTTTTTTAAAAAAAATAGTGTATACCATTAAAAACATAAGTGTGATATTTATTATATTTATTAATATCATCTAATAATTAATAATAATATTATTTTTATGATAATATTATTTTTATGATAATATTATTTTTATGATAATATTATTTTTATGATAATATTATTTTTATGATAATATTATTTTTACCTTGTAAATAGTACCTAACACTTCTCACATTTTTCCGACATTTTTTTATTTGTTTCTTTACAATTTTCTAATTCTCGTTCTAATTTAATTTTCGCACTATCAACCCGTTCACTTAACTCAGTAAAATCAGTGGATAATGCATCATAATCCTTTTTAACCATCTTAGCATTTCGTTTATTTTGTGCTACATTACATTGTTCATCGGGATCAATTCCTTCTAATAACATTGGTGGTTTAAAAATATGATTTATGATCAAAAATGCAAAAAATATTATAATAATTTTAAATAATATCATTATAATATTAATTGTTATTATTTTCTAGCTATAATTATATAATGAATATGTGGCAAAAACAAGAATATAAAACATGGGTTGGTAATAAACAAGTTTTTAAAAATGCAGTGCCAACATGGTCTCGACCTATGGTTAATGGTGTTAATTATGACGATGAGACTCAAGCACCAATGAATTGTTGGTACCCTAAAGCCAGACCACTCAAACATTGGCGTAAACAATTGCAGCCGCGAAAAGATACAGGTGGAGGTTTTAGAAGAGCAGGTGTGGGTATACCAGATTGTGTTCCTGGTGGTAAAACAAGATTAGCGAAAGACCATGATGATGATTTTGATAAATGTTGTGATAAAGAAAATAACACGATTTATGTAACAGAGGAGTATGTAGGAAAAATACCGAAGCATACCTGTGAAGATTGTTGCAAACAAGCAAAAATAATTAGACGAGCCACCACCAACTTAGATAAAACCTACTATACTGATAGTAGAGCTTATTTGAAAGCTAGAACGAATACCTTTCATCAAAATCTCTCGGGAACAAAAATTAAAGATGTAAAATATGTAGAAAATGCGGGGGATGTGTGGCCTAAACAAGCGTGGCCTAGCAATGATGAACCAGGGCCCCAAGATAGATCTAAACTAGAATGTGGTGATGTTTGTTATAACACTTTAGTTTATAAACCTAATAATAGTGAATTTTTTACACCAGGAGCCGTTGATAGTAGTACTCGCATGGATAGATTACGTTTAAAAACCATACAGAAAAATTCTAAATCCATGGTCAATGATTTTGGTGAAGCCGGTGGAAATGCTACTAAATATCGGGGTTCTTATATTGCACCTTATTACTTAAAATCAAAAATGCAAACTAATAATGGCTGTGTGCAAATGCATAGAACCGGCAATATAGCGAAGTGTTTTAAATTATTTGCCTAAGTCCTAAGGCACTAAATATGACATTATAGATATTATTATTACCTTGTATTATTAATATCTAAACTATTATATAATAAATGCGACGAATGATATTTTGGAAGTCGAATGGAAATAATATGAAAACTAGTGCTATTCCAGCTTGGTCAGCACCATTGACTAACAATGATATATTGTCTATAAATTATCCGTTGGCTCCGGCTAGAAAACCCAGACCAATACGACATTGGCGCAAGCAACTTATTCCTCGGCAAAAAACTTCGGGTAATAGAGGTTCGAGTACTGGCATGCCCATTGATATTCCAGGTCATCAAGTGATATATACTGCACAAAATTGTCATAATACACTGCAGCTAAAAAATAATGTGGAGAGACATCCCCCCCTAAATAAATGTCCAGAGTGTATACCGCAAAATAATAGAATTCGCACCGCAATGGTTAAAAGAATCCCATATTATAACCCCCATTCTAGTCAATATTTAACGGGTGTCTGCAAAACATATGAACAAAATATTGGTATAGCAGATATGAATAAAGATTATCGTAAGTGCGACAATATACGTAAACCATTAAACGTTGGCGAACCACATAATACCTGTGGTAAAGCAATACTATATAATCCACCAGGAGCTGTTTCAAGTAGTGCACAAATTAAAACAAAAAAATACAATAACTTAACATCATTTCATATCAATAATTATAGTGCAAATTCTTTGGCAAATCAAAACTTTGGTCATACCGAGGGTGAATATCGCAATAGTATGTTACGTACCCAAACATGGGAAAATTGTAAACCGCGGTCATGTTTTAAAGTATTTCATACCGAAAAAATAGCTCGTGCTTGTCGGTGCAGAAATTAATGATAATGATTAAAAAGACACTTCTACATTTTCATAATTATGGTTATTTTTTAATGAAGTTGTGGGTGCTTCGGGTAGATCTGACAACGTAATATTTGCACAGGAATGAGGAACCGGTTGTTTAAGAGTAGATTCTTTATTAGTGATATTGTTTATATCATCGTCATCATTACTACTTAATTCTTGTAATTCTTTTAATAGTTCATCTTCATCAAATGCGGAATCTTTAAAGGTGTTCATATCACTTAATATGCTTTGCATATCTGTGGCAGCATCTTGGTGTTCAACCATTTCATCTAGGGTGTTTTCTAATTGTGTAATATTAATATTAGAATGCATATTTTGATAATACTCACTGGTATCTTTGATAGTATCGACCGTGACCATCATAATTTCAACAGAATCCATATGTAGTATTTGACTTTCAATATTAAATTTCAAAGAATCTAGTTTTTGTATTTCATTATCGTACATTTTTTTAAGGCGTATTTGGTGAATAGCACTTTTTATATTTTTTTTTTTATACAGAGCTTTTGCTTTATCTGCGAAGCGCAAGGTATTTTCATTCATTTTTTCTATTTTTTTATCTAAAAAATTCAGATGGTTATTTAACTTTCGAATAGTACTTAATATTTTTTCGTGATCATATTCTGGGTTTGAGGAATAGCTAAATAAATAGGGTATACTGCTTAATGAATACAAAGAAGAACCTATCCACGAAAAAATAGAATATATTGAATTTGTGGAAATATATGATCCTAAATTTGTATTTGTATTCATATTTGTATTCATAGAAACTAACATGCCTACTTCATCAGGGGGCGGTGGAGAATCAGAAGATGATGAATCACTCTGATAATTATCATCTCGGTTATCATTGTTTATATTAGATATATTATTTAATTTTATAGATGTATCGCCGTTATCCATTTACTTATATTATTTGTTTAGTTTTTATTACTTATAAAAATAATAATTATGTGTAATAAAAATAAAAATACAATCGTATTTATATTAATTTACAAACATCTATAGATGTTTGTACTGCACCTTCTGCCCAACCTTGATTTAAACTAAACGATTCTCCAATAATAAATACATTTTTTCTTAAATGCATTATTTTTTTATATAAAATATTTTCATTTATACTTGGATGCCAAAAATGACAAGCATCTTTCCAATAACAATTAATAAATTTTATAGGATCATCTATATCATTATAATGAAATGTTTCTTTCAACAATTTTTTTAGAACTTTTTTGGCATATATTTTTTTTAATTTTCCCCAATAATCTGCAAAATACCAATCACTATAACTTATTTGAAATAAACCGGCTTTTTTATTAAGAGGAATTATTTGACGTATAGGATTATCAATAGTACTAAAATTTATATTAGACAGCCATTTATTTTTATTTTTTTTCATATTGTACTGAGCAAATATGCGATTTAGACTATATGGAGTAACCGAATTAAACAATAAAGTTTCTTTTTTTGTAAATGAATCACAAATATTGATTAAAGCTTCTCTAGGTGTAGCAAATATTATTTTTTTACATTTTATTAAATTTTTATTTGTTTTTATCTCAATATAATTTTTTTTTTCAGTGAAGCTTGTAACATAATTTTCTAAATTTACAATTATTTTATCTTTTATTGAATCATAGAGAGCACTTATTAAACAACTATATCCTTGCTCAAATATAAAAATATTTTTTGTGTTAAAAAGTTCGTTTTCTATATTTTTTCTGGCTACATTTGCATTTGCTATTCTAAATTCAGCTGCATATCCATAACAAAATTCTAGAAAACGTACATCTTTAAAGGAGAGTATTTCCAAGGCTATTTGTTCTAATGTTAATTTATTGCAATAAGCATAGCCTTTACTATCAATATATTTAAAAAGCTTTTTGATTAATGTAAAAAATTTATTAACACTTTCCTTTCCTAATGGTTTTTTTCTAGGTTTTCCATCCCAAAAATCTTTATAATGCCTGTTAACTATAGTTTTATTATCCACCGGCATGTTTTTTACTTTTATATCAAATGTTTTAATAAGGTTCATCATATTTTTTTGATAACTATACACTACTGCTCCACCAGCTTCATATTTAATTTTTTTATGGATGTTTTTTTTTGTTTTGTTTTTCGCTTTTTTCTTTTTACTTTTGGTAAATATATTTAAATATTTTGTGTGTATCAAGCCACCTAATCTATTTGTTTTTTCTAATATGCAAATTTTATTTTTATTACATAATAATCTAGCAGCATTTAAACCTGCTATTCCACCACCGACTATTACAATATCATACATATATAATATTCATAATAAAAAATTTAATATAAAAAATTTAATATAATAAATTTGTATGTTTATAAAGCATCATTAAATAAAGCGTTTACCATTCTTGTGTATGTTTCCACACACCATACTCACTATTTGCGATTTTATCGGGAGTAAAGATATCGGGATTAAAGTACGGATTATGCAAGAAACTGGTATTTTGCCATTGTGGATTGTAGCCTTGGGCATTAGCGACAACAAAGCCTTCTACTGAACGCTCATTACTCATCCCATTCCCAATAAATGATCGCAAATCGCCGGGATTTACCACAAAAACTTTTTGATGTTCCATGCCATATGGCACATCACAAAGAACATTACCACCCTCGGTATTCATACCCAACTGAAAACGATTACTACCTGTAGTACTTGTATCGCTGACCAAAGTTTGGTAAGCAGCTATAACATCGTTTGAAAATTCTTCAGTATTGAATATACATAGCTTGTAGGTAAAATTATAATTTTTAGGTGCGGCATTCATAACACTAATCATCGCAAACACTTGTTGCATTAAGAATTCTTGTACACTAATACCAGTACCTTCTATACCACGCAAGAAACAACCTGCACCAATCATCGGAGCTTGAATAAAAGCATGTTCTTGCTCCTTAACTTGCGTCATCGCGGTTTCCACAATCAATTTCAAAATAGCACGATGCTTATTATAATAGTCGCTGAGTATGTCATATTTATTTTTTCCTGGGATCATAGCTTTGTAGGCAGCTGTGTCCGTCGACTCTAGATTAACACCTTCGGTATGAATAACGTGTGAATCACGTTCTGGTAAATCATGGTGGGCCTTTACTTTTACTTTTCCCACAATAGCATATCGGATAGAGTGGCGGAGTTCATCGGGAATAGAACGAGTATTTGCTTCACTATAACCTAGATTTTTCTTCACATTGTCCCAACTAAACATGTCGGTTCGTGCTTGACCCCAATAAATAGGAATAGGAAACATAAGATTATGACGAATTTTATCATCAGTTCCATAGACATGCACACCATTATTATCAATAAATCCATCTTGCTTATCTTCAATATGATATACGAGGGTGGTTTTACAAAGTTCAGGATGTTTTATCATCATTTCTTTGATCCATGTTTCATGTTCTTTATCGGCAAAGGCATTATTGTTATATACATTCATATAGGCCTCAAAACACCGCAGTTGACGATGAGCAATAGTTTGTGTCGTCATGTTTTCGCTAGTATTTTCGTGCTCCATTTAAAGTTTTAAATATGGTTTGTTAATTTTCAATTTTTTTAAAAAAACATAAATATACATTATCCATGTTAATTAAATATTTAATATTTATTTAATTAAAAGTTTATATTTTAATATTATGTGCTATCGTAAGATATGTAAAAAATATAGATAATACTGACCCGATAATAGCACTAACTGGAACATTATATATGTTAAATGGAATATTAAATTTAGATTTATCAATAGGTTTTGTTAAACGCATTTTAACGACGGCTATATTAACTATGATAAATATAAGTAAGGTGCTAATATTGGTATATGATGTAACTTTTTCCAAATTTCCACAAAATAAAACTAACACTGAACAAAGCGTTACCATAAAAATAGATTTGTATGGAGTATTTGTTTCTTTATCTACTTCGGTTAAGTTAAAGGGTAATTTAGTGGGTGAATCTTCGATGATAGAATGTAGTAAACGTGAAGCGCCGACATTACCCATCAATAAAGTATTTAACATAGAAATGGTGGCTATAAAAAATATTATTTTGCCCCCCGTAGAGCCTAAAATATGTCTGGCGACATCTGCAATAGGAGCTTTTGATGACGATAATGCTTTCCAGCCAATACTGGATATCGCGACCAGTGTAACCAAAGAATATAATACTATGGTTAATAATATTCCCGACATCATACCATAGGGTATATTGTACTTAGGGTTTTTCGTTTCCTCTGACAGATGTATGATAACATCATACCCAATATAAGCAATGTTGATAACAGATGTTCCGACTAATATGGGATAAATACTATCCATATTCAAAGATGAAACATCAAATGTTTTTTTCCCAATATACTTCATGCCAAATAATATTATTGCGAGTAAACCACTGATTTCAATAATGGTGGAAGTATTATTAAAATTGGCAGTGTTTCTGATACCAGAGTAATTCAAATATCCCATGGAAATAATTAAAATGATACTAATCAACTTTTGTTTTACGTTTATAATACTACTAATATATTGACCTAAACCTAATGCTACAGTAGATAAAGCCGTTATTTCACCAAATAATGAAGTATAACGCATAAAAGTTGCAATATGATCATTAAAGGCTTCTTTGGTGTATAAATAAATACTATTATTTTTTTCAAACATGGAGGCTAGCTCGGCATAGCTTAAACCGGTACATATTGCTATAATGCCGGAAATAATTACCGATATCCAAGTATATTTTTTCCCATATTTACTAGCAATACCAATAATTGCATAAATACCAGCTCCTATAATATAACCTGATGTAGCTAGTGAAATATCTAAGAAGCCTAGTTCTCGACTGAGATTTCCCATATACTAATAATATATTATATTTGCGGAATATAATGAATACCCGAGATATTATTTTCCCGGTTAAAACAAAAACTATAAAAGGAACAATATGTATGATTGCAATACGCTTATGTATTAATTATTATGATGATTTAATACCATATTTAAAAATTTATTAAAAAATTTATTAAAAAATTTATTACACCTTTGAACATTTAAAACGCCGGTTATTTGCGACATATTGGACATATACGAAGATTAGATTCAGAATCATATTTTTCATTTTTTTTATCATTCCATTTATCCCACAGCTCATTATGTATTTTTATTAAAGGATAATTGGTATCCCATTTTGGATTTGATGGGTCTTCATAATAATTATCTTCAATATCTGGATATGGAAATTTAGGTTCATTTTCAGAGTCATAATCACCATAATAACATCTTTTACACCTTTGGAAATTTAAAACGCCAACTTTATAGATAGTTTTTCTTTATTTTTCTTGTTTTATTTTTTGGTTTATATTTTTCTGGACGCTCATAAACTCCCTTAAATATATTCTTAAAAGTTATTAATGGTATATCACGCAAAACTTTTTCTATATTGCTTTGTAAATGATTATATGTTAATCCCTCTTTCTTTTGTAATTTTGATTTAAGACACTAAACCAATTTTCTATCGCATTTGTGAAATGTTGATAAGGAACGGAATAAAGTATTTCATTATCTTTATTTGCCAAATCTTTTATTTTTTATTTCTATGACTACTCGCATTATCCATAATGATAAGTTTGTTTTTGTATTTATTAATTATATGTTCTTGTAAAAAATCATATAATCTTTCACTTATTAATACCACCTTTATCATATAATTTCCATCCTAATACACCTTTGGTTGATATAGCAAAAATCCCAGTATATTTCTTAAATACTTCTTGTGAATGTGTTTTTACAACGCATTTCTTACCCTTTCTATTATAACAGAATTTCCGCTTTTGTAATGATTTTATACTTGTTTCATCAATACAAATTATATCATCTATTTTGTATTGCTTTACTTTTTCATAGAACAATTAAATATTTTTGTTTATGTTAATATTTTTACCAAATCGTTTTGTAGGTTCATGTCTAAATCTCGTTAATTTTAATGTAATATTATTATCCCTAACAATATTACTAATATTTCTGCTTGTAATATCAAAGTCTGAATACATTTCTTTAACCTTTTGAAGCATATCATTCATTGTGATTGTCTTGTCATCGTTTAAAAATTTTAGAATATAATCTACCTGTTCTTTTTAAATTTATATGCTTTTGGTGTTTTCTTTTTCCGTGTTATATTTATATTTTTGTTATACTTATCAACCCAACGCATTAAACTTCTTGGATGACACTGAAATATCTCACAAGTTTGCACTTGGTTCTTATATTTAGATAAATAATACTGAACTGCGGAAATTTTATAGTCTTCGCTTTTGTGTTGTGGCATTTATAGTATGATTTAAGAAAAAATTGATTTGAAAATATGTAATTAAATATAATACAACATCTCATCACAATGGAGCATTCGAATATCAATCCAATCGAGAAAAATTTAAAAATGGATATCACACGTTCAAAAGACCAAACAAAAAACTGGCGTAAAGAACAACCATGGTATAATGGTGGGAAAAGTAATGAATGTGAAATATATCAAAGAAATACATTAAGTTCAATTGTAGGAAAGGAAATAGAAAAAACTAACCACCGTTTTAATAAAGAAACAAATACCTTTGAACATATGCCTCATCCAAATAAAAAGAGGAATGGTTTTGAATACACGGAAGATATGGATGGAATATTTGTTAGTGAAGAAGATATAACAAATTATGTAAATTTTAAAATGGTTTGCGGTAGTGGAGGATCTCAAACAAGAACTTTACATGAAGTATATCATTTTATTACAGCACAATTAAATTGGTTATTGGAAAATAAAGAAAAAGCTATTGAGTTTATTAATATTTTGGATGGTAATGAATCGTGGCGGATTAGAGATAAATTTGATTTTCTTAAAGAGAAAGAAAAATATAAAAGCATTAAAGATAAAGTATTTATTGGAGATCTTTATGAATTCCGAGAGATTTATGACATATCGCATGTAAGCATATAATTACATATTTTGAATGCTAAATCAAAAGAAATACGCTTTCTAGCAATTGAATTACTCTCTCTATAATTAGTTAAGAATAAAGAATTATATTTTTCTCTTTTTTCTTTTATAAATTCATTCATTTTATCAACTAAATGTTTTTGTTGTTCTAATGTAAGAGTTTTATTAATAACAAGTGTAGCATAACTCCTTGCTGATAAATTTTTAGTATTATCAATAAATTTATCTTCATCACTAACAATTTTAAATCCTAATTGACTATTAATGTTATCATCAATACATTTTAGTAAAATATTTGTTATATTTCCTTTTGTTTTTTTTGTAGCTCTTTCAACTATATATTTTGAATTTTGAGGAACATTATAAATCTCTCCTCCAATAGTATAATTATTTTCAGAAGTCAACTGAATATTCATTTCTTTTTTTGAAGGATAAATATACATTTTAATATTATTTACTTCATAATTCTGTTTTCTTACAAAATATATACTACAGACTGTATAGCCTGTATCGTCAAATACTTGTTCTTCAAATATATTAATAATTTTAACTGAATATTTTTCTAGAAAATTTTTTCTTAATTCAATATCAGCTTTTCTAATTGATGATATAAAGTTTAATGGTATAATAATAATTCCTCCCTGACAAATATTTGATATTATATTAGTTATAAAACATTTATATAAATCATCGCACTTATATTTTTCATATATATCTTTCTCTTTGCTTTTATTTCTTGCTAAATATGGTGGATTTGTTAATACAAATTTATCAGTATAATCAGGAGGATTTTTTAATGTATCTCTTTTTATTGTATCTGTAATTTTAGGGTCTATATCATAAATTTCTAATTTATAATTGGTTTTTTTTATAAATTTTAACAAATCACCATTACCAACAAAAGGTTCTACAATAGTTTTAACATCATTTGGTATTTTCATATTTAAAAGAATATATTCATAGTTTGTTGTATAAAATTGCCCTAATTGCTTTTTACTCATAGTTGTATTTGTAATTACATTTTCAATATTATTTGAAATCAATTTTTTACTTATAATATTCTCGACAACTTCTTCTATCTTTCCTTTATTATCTTGACATGGTATTTTTTTATTTTGATGTTTAGTATAGTGGGATTTTTGAGAAAACTCTTTCAAACAGCGTTCGCAAGTATATTTCGGCATTCTACGTTAAAAATAAATATTTTATTTTTAACTCAATTTTAACTAAACGAGTTAAAAGTATACTAAATATAATTAACTATAAATGATTTATTACCCTTTATATCAATAATGGCGTTTTAAATGTTCAAAGGTGTAAAAAATTTATTAAAGCTTTTATTAAAAATTTTATTAAAAATTTTATTACATAAATTTTATCAACAAGAATAACCGATTATTTTTTCATTACAAGTACATATCTGCGTAAAACTCATCATCACAATGAGGACTAATCATGTTGCCACTAATATAAACAAACTTAATGAGAAATACCAACAAATAAGAGACAAATGTAAATACAATAAAGCAGATAATATTATTAATGTAATCCATTGGCATTTTAAGTTTCACAGAATACATCATAATAATCATAGACAAACCCAATGTAAGTGCCCACAATGTTAGCATACCAATTACCATAATTTCCAGCGTCTCATCCATATTTTTTTTGGTAGTTTCTTTGTGTTTTTTAATGTTAATTCTATTATTTTCAGTTTGATTACGAAGTGTAAGATCCCGTCCCTTGGTATATTTGTTATTACTCCCCGGTGTGAAGATTTCATCGGCAAAACGGGTGGGACTAATGCGGTGGCGCCTCGACATATTTGTTTAGTTATATATTGATATAAACGAAATCAATTTTCTAAGAAAAAGTAAAATATTAGAAAAAAAATTGCGACAAAAAAATAAAAAAAAATTGAAATATTTTATGGTGAGTAAGTTATTACCTACCAAATCTGATAATTCCAAGTGAAATATTCAAATTTAACACACTAAATGTCTCTTTACCCTAAGCGCAACGTTCAGGCTCCGTGCCGTTTTGATCCCAGCGAATTCGTACCAGGTGCCAACAACAAATACACCGCGGGTCGCGAGATTGATGGTGGGCATTCCGTTGAATCGGAAGCTGACCGCTATCTGGAGGATGTACCTATTGACGAAGAATTTATTGTGGAAGATACACCTGGTGAAGAGAGTGAGGGTGAGTGGGAGAGCGAGGAGGACGAGAGTGAGGGTGAGTGGGAGAGCGAGGAGGACGAGAGTGAGGGTGAGTGGGACAGCGAGGAGGACGAGAGTGAGGGTGAGTGGGACAGCGAGGAGGACGAGAGTGAGGGTGAG